GCCTTCTGCGCGTACCCGCAGTTGAGACCCTTGGAGTTGGTATTGTGGAGGCTATGTCGAATCCACCAAAACCAGCCGAACTGAAAATGTTGCAGGGTAACCCCGGCAAGCGCGCTATGCGCCTGAATGATGCTATTGCACCGCTCGAATATGGCTATGTTGAGCCGCTCCGACCGCTTGGGGATGCTGGTCGGCAGTTGTGGGATTCTATTTTTGGCGCTGGCGAGATGTGGATATCGATTAGGACCGATACGCAGCTGGTGCAGATGGCCTGCGAACTGTTGGACCGTCGCGAAGTGTTGCGGGAGGCGTGGGCCGCTGATCCTGTAGATCGGCCTGTGAACATGAGCCTGTTAGAGACTGAGAAACAAATCATTTCGAGTTTGTCGTTGCTTGGCTTTTCGCCTGCTGACCGTACACGGCTCGGGTTGGTGTCGGCTAAGACGAAGTCGGCGCTGGAAATGCTCATGGAGCGCAAACGCAATGGCGAGTAGTTGGCCGCCTGCTCATTTGACGCCGGTGTCTGCTGAAGGTTTGGCAAAAAGTGATGGCCGTTATGCGGCGGAGTTTGCCGAGACGTTCGGCTCGATCGGTAAGGACGGCATTGCGGGCAAGGCTGGTTTGAAGCTTGAGTTGCGTCCGTGGCAATGGTCACTGCTGGAGCATCTTTACGCGCGAGACGAAAACGGTGGTCTGTTGGCGCAGACGGCGCTGATTGGTATGCCTCGTAAGAATGGGAAGTCGGCGTTGAGCTCGGCGGCAATCGGGTTGTATTCGCTGATTGCTGAGGAGGTTTACGGTGGCGAGGTTGTCGCGGTCGCTGCCGAGAAGGAACAGGCGCGGATTGTTTTTGGTGAAGCTAAGCGCATGGTCGAATCATCGGCGCTGTTTGACATGGTGACGTTGTATAAGGATTCGCTTTATGTGCCATCAACGCAGTCAGTGTTCAAGGTTGTGTCTGCCGAAGCGTACTCAAAGGAAGGTCTGAACCCTTCGCGCGTGATCATGGACGAGTTGCACGCTCACCGAGACCGAACCTTGTTTGACGTCTTCTCATTGGCTATGGGTAACCGTGGCAAGATCGGGCAGCTCGTGGCGATCACGACAGCGGGCGTCAAGTCTGATTCGACTGGGCGCGACTCGGTTTGCTACGGCCTGTATCAGTACGGGAAGAAGGTTGCCTCGGGCGAGATTATCGATCCGGCATTCTTTATGGCGTGGTGGGAGGCACCCGAAGGCATGGATTTTCGGTCGCGTGAGGCGTGGGAGATCGCAAACCCTGGCTTTGATGATCTGGTGGCGGCGTCCGATTTTGAGTCGGCGGTGAAACGCACACCCGAGCCGGAGTTTCGCACAAAGCGACTACACCAGTGGGTCAGCTCGGCGGTCTCGTGGTTGCCAGGTGGCGCGTGGGATGAGTGCGCGTCGGTGGACGATTGGAACGTGCCAGAAGGCACCGAGATTGTTCTCGGGTTTGACGGTTCCTACTCAGGCGACTGTACGGCGATAGTTGGCGCGGTTGTGCAGCGCGGTGATGAGCCGATCAAGGTCTTTCTCGTAAAGGCGTGGGAAAAAGATTTGACGCAGGACGGCGACGACTGGCGTGTTGATATCGCCGAGGTCGAAGCGACGATTGTTGAGGCGTGCCAGCGGTATCAGGTGCGGGAGATCGTGTGCGACCCGTTCCGTTGGCAAAGGTCAATGCAGGCGCTGGAAGATCAGGGCTGGCCGGTCGTGGAGTTTCCCCAGTCACCGTCACGAATGATCAAGGCTTGCGCAAAGTTTTTTGACGCGGTTGTTGCTGGCGGGATTGTTCACGATGCCGACCCGCTGCTTGCGCGGCACCTTGATAACACAATGACGAAGCTCACCCCGGCTGGTCCTCATGTCAAGAAGGAGAACCCAAACAGTCCACGGAAGATTGACGCGGCGGTGGCGGCTATTATGGCGGTCGATCGCGCCACTGTTGGTACTATTGAGCAGGTAGTCCCACAGTTTTTTGTATAGGAGCCACAGTGCGCACAATCTTGGAAGTGGTCGGCGGTGTGCTGATCGTCGGCGGCGTGGCTTTTTTTAGTGTCCCGATCGCGCTGATCGTCGCAGGTGTTGCAGTTATTTTGTTTAGTTTGGCGGTGCGCTGATGCTTGAACGTATCTTTGAGGCTCGAGCCGTAACCGCGCAAGCGCTGTTTGCCTCCGGTAGTGACTTCCCTATTGGTGGCACGACGTCGGCCGTGGTCATCAACTCAAATACGGTGTTTCAAGTCAACGCGGTGTTTTCGGCGGTGTCGCTCATTGCCGACACGATCTCGACCTTGCCACTGGACGTGTTTGTCCGGCGTGGTGGTGCTCGGTTCCCGTTTAGGCCTAAGCCGGTCTGGGTTGACAAGCCCGACATTGATTTGCCTCGTGAGGCGTTTTACTCGGGTGTAATCACTTCACTGCTGCTAGACGGGAATGCTTTTATTCGGGTTTTTTCAAACCAGCGCGGCGAAGTGTCATCGCTGGCAGTACTGAATCCGACAAACGTGACCGTTGTGCGATCCGGTATCGGTCGGCTTGTGTTCACATTGGCGGACACCGGCGAGGTCGTACCGTCCGAGGACATGGTTTTCATCCCGGACGTTGTTCGTCCCGGATCCGTTCGTGGCGTTTCGCGCGTTGAGGCGCTGAAAGAAAACTTTGGCTTGGCGTTGGCGCTCGAGCGCTTCGCCTCCACATTCTTTGGCCAGGGAACCACGCTGGCCGGGGTTATCGAGTTTCCCGGCAATTTGACGCAGGAGCAGGCAGACAATCTTTCGGCTGGTTTTGATTCTCGGCACCGTGGTTGGCGGAAGTCGAATAAAACGGGTGTGTTGACGGGTGGCGCGAAATGGGTATCGACACAGGTTGATCCTGAGAAGTCGACGCTGATTGATTCGCGTAACCAGTCGGTGCTGGACATTTGCCGGGCTTTCAATGTGCCGCCACATTTGCTGGCAATTACTGATGGCTCGAGCTCGTATGCTTCGGTTGAGCAAACAAACCTGGCATGGGTTACTCACGGTTTGCGCCCGATCATTCAAAAGATCGAGGGCGCTATGACGCCGTTGATGGCGCGCACGCCTGGCGGTGAAAATGCGTTCCTAAAGTTCAACCTTGATGGACTACTACGGGGCGACATCTCCACGCGTGCGGCGTTCTACGCTTCCGGTCTACAAAACGGCTACTTGGCTATCAATGACGTTCGCCGTATTGAGGATTTGCGCCCGATCAGTGACGCCGCTGCCGAAACAGTGCGGGTCCCGTTGACAAATATCAACATTGAGGCCGCCGATCTTTCGAGCACGCAGTTACGCGTGCAGATGGCCCTCCAGCTGGTGCAAGCCGGGTATCAACCGGAAGAAGTTTTGGTAAGCCTTGGTTTGCCGGAAATTCCGCACACTGGCATTCCGTCGGCGCAACTTCAACAAGTGCCAATTGATCTCGTATCAGTCGAGCCGGTTCACCTTGAGCCGACTGTGCCGGATCAAACTCAGTCGCCGGATACGGTTGTGTTGTAATGCCAATAATTTCAAGTCAACTCAGTATTGGCACTGTCGCCTCATTGATAATTTCTGCGGATGATATGTCGCAAGTGGTGCATTTGTATAACGCGCAAAAAAATGATAACCAAGACATATTTTTGGGAGGATCGGCAACAGTTTCCACAAGCACGGGGTATCACTTGACGCACATGAGCGATATCACTTTGACACTTGGTACCGGCGATCAGCTGTGGGCAATATCGGATGCCAACGGGCGACTTTTGACAGTTCTAAACGTTCAGCAGGATTAGGAGATCATTATGGGCAAACAGGAAACGCGAATTAATCCGGTTGAATTTGAAATACGTCAAACCGATACTGGGGGAATGGCTTTTACTGGTTACGCTGCCGTTTTTGATTCCCCATCGGAACCGTTGCCGTTTACTGAGCGTGTTGCACCTGGTGCTTTCGGTCGTTCACTGCGCACCCGTAACGACGTGAAGCTGTTGTGGAACCACGACGCCGGGGAGGTGCTTGGGAGCACGCGCGCCAAGACGATGACGCTACTAGAGGACAGTCGCGGGTTACTTGTTGATGCCGCCCTACCGGATACGACGCGCGGACGAGACGTTGCCGAGTTGTTGAAACGTGGCGATGTTAACTCAATGAGTTTTGGGTTCACGACCTTGAAAGATTCGTGGGACTCGGCAGGAATTAACCGAACTTTGGAAGCAGTGCGTTTGCACGAAGTTTCAATTGTTGCGTTTCCGGCATATTCGGCAACTACGGGCACTACATCGGTGCGAGGTTTGTTCCGGCTTGCGCAGCGGGCCTCGGTTGACCCGACGTTGCTTGCTGAGGCTTTGCTAAAGATCGAGTCGGGCGAAGAAATTACCCAAGACGATCGGATGCTTGTTACAGCTGTGCTTGATGAGCTCGCACCGTTGAAGGACGTGGTGACGTTTGAGGCTGAGCCGCCACCGTCAATTCTTGGCGACATCGGTCTGTTAGAGCTCAAGAAAGCCAAATTGAAGTTGTTGGAATACGGCAACTAAGCACTTTTGGTGTTGTAGAATTGCTACAACAGATGTGCGTCATCGCTGCTGTGCTGGTTGAGCGTCATCGCCGCCACGTTTCATTCAAACCAACACATTAGGAGCACAACCATGTCTGAGTTCATCAAAACTCAGCGTGAAGCTCGCGCAAACCTCATCATGCAGGTTCGAGACGTTATCGAAACTGCCGAGGCTGAGAAGCGCGGTCTACTCGCTGAAGATAATCAAAAAATTGAGCGCATTGAAGCCGACATTACCCGTATGGATGAATCCATTGGGTTTGCTGAGCGTTCCGAACAGCGTCGCCTCGAGGCTGAGCAGTCTGCTGGCACGTTTGTCCCTGCCGCACCCGCTTCCGAGTCTGTACGCGACATTTTCGCCGCTATGGCTTCGGGCGAAACTCGTTCCCACTCGTTCTCGCACGAAAAGCGTTCCCACTCGTTCTCGCACGAAAAGCGTTCCCACTCGTTCTCGCACGAAAAGCGCGCACTCGTTCCGGCAACCGCAACAGTTCCGGTCGGATTTCTTGACCGTGTTTACGGGCTTGCGCGTCTCGTTGGGCCGATGCTTGACACTTCCGAGGTCATTACCCGCAACTCCGGTGAGTCGCTTCGCTTGCCGATCTACACGGCTTACAGCACTGCCTCAATCACTACAGCTGGGTCTGCCATTTCGGAGTCAAACCCGACTTTTGACAGCATCCTGCTCACCCCGAAGAAATCGTCGTTCATTGTTCAGCTTGCTAACGAACTGATCATGGATAATGGCTTTGACATTGAAGCAACCATTGCGGAACAGGCCGGTAACGCGATCGGTTACTCCGTAAACGCACTTACCACTACTGGAACTGGTACAACCCAGCCGACCGGTATCGTTGTTGCGGCTGGTTCGGGTATCACTGGCGGAACCACCACAATTACTGCGGACAACCTTATTGATCTGGCTTACAGTGTTGATGGTGCTGCGCGTCGTCTCCCGGGTGTCGGCTACATGGCCAACACTTCTACGCTTGGTGTCATTCGGAAGCTGAAGGACTCCGCCGGTTACTACATTTACAACGTGACTCAGGGAGCACCGGACACCATTCTGGGTTTCCAGGTTTACGAAAACCCCGGCATGGCGTCGATTGCAACCGGTGCCAAGCCAGTTATCTTTGGTCACCTCCCGTCGTACAAGATCGTCACTACCGGTCTTGACGTCGCGGTGTCCTCGGATGCGTACTTCGCCAACGATGTCACCGCGTACCGTTTCAGCTACCGTTTCGACGGCAACCTGACGCACGCGGGACACGTGAGGTACCTGGCCAACGCATAACAACTGGCCAACAGGTCGAACCCCCTCGGTAGTAGGTGCCGAGGGGGTTTCTCTGTTTCTGGAGCCGTTGTGTATGGCTCGTGGTAGATTTTCGGCATGGCGAAACCTACTTTGCGCGGCGCTGTTTCTATCGCGTCCAATTCCTACAACATGCCGACCGGGTACGGGCAACAAGTTAAGCAGCTTGCCGATCGGATGGTGTGCTCCGGGCTGAAAGTTGCCAATCTGTCCAATTGTGGCCTTGAGGGGTCATTGTCGGAGATCCGCACACCTTACGGGCCAATCGCGCATTACCCGCGCGGTTACAAACCGTTCTCGGATGACGTTATCCCGGTGTGGCATGAACACTTTGCTGGCCAGCGACCGGACCTCCCGTCGGCAGTGTTGACATTGTTTGATGTCTGGGTATTCAACGAGCTCCAGTTTGACGGCGATGTTTTGGCCTGGACACCGCTCGATCATTTGACGCTTCCGCCAAACGTTCAGCGTTTTCTTATGCGCGGCAACGTCTCACCAATCACGATGTCGCCTCACGGTCAACGGCAGCTCGAGGCGGTCGGCATCGACTCCAGCTATATCCCCCACGGTATCGACGGGCAAGTTATGAGGCCGACCGAGTCGGCGTTCGGTGTGCGAACGCGCGAATACCTATCCGTTCCCGAGGATGCGTTTCTGGTGTCGATGGTTGCCGCCAATAAAGCTAATGGGTTGGTACATCGGAAGGCGATTGCGGAGAATTTGCTGGCCTTTAGCCTGTTTCGGCAGGATCACTCTGACGCCTACCTTTATCTGCACATGGAGCCGTCGAACGCGTTTGGCGGTTTCAACCTTATGGCGTTACTGAAACGGGTGGGCCTTACGGACGAGTTTGTGCGCGTGCTGAACACGGATGTAAACCGGCTGGGATACCCTGCCGAGGCGCTGGCTGCCTTTTACACGGCCTCGGACGTCTTGTTGGCCGCTAACTACGGCGAGGGCTTCGGCGTGCCTGTGGTCGAGGCTCAGGCGTGCGGGACAAGGGTCATCACGTCCAGCTGGTGCGCAACTGAGGATTTGGCGGGTGAGGATTCTTGGCTTGTTGATGGCCAAGAATTTTGGGACGAGCCACAGCAGGCGTGGTTCAAAATCCCGAACGTTTCGAGCATTCACAACGCGCTGCGTCTCGCGTACGAGGCCGATCGCGGCGTTTGCGATGGCGCGGTAAAGTTTGCGCGCCAGTTTGACGCGGATCGGGTGTGGACTGACAAATGGGTGCCGTACCTGGAGGAACGGTTCCCGGTATGACCCGCTACGTCTTGGTGCCGACAAAAGAACCTAATCCGGCGCTGTATGAGCTCGTGCGCGTCATTGCCGCTTCGGGCTGGCAATCCGTTGTCATGGTGTACGGCGAGCACCGAGATAAGGCACCGCCAGCGGATCACGTTTTGGTCAAAGACGGCTTCACGTTCAATGCTTGGGCTAACCAGGCGTTCGACTACCTGCTGGCGCTCGAGGCGGAACCGCTTGTCGTAATGATGAACGACGATATCCAAATTCCGGTTGGCGCGCTCACAACGCTTTTTGATGCGCTGGAGCATGCCGACCTTGTGTCGATGTCTGGCCGTGGCGAAATGGTGACGCCTGCACCGCTTGAGCCTCACTTGTTTGCGATTCGGCCTTCAACTATGCGGATGCCGGATCCAAACGGTTACGCTTTGTGGTGGTGGAACACTGATCATCTGTACCACGAGGCAATTCGTGACGGTAAGCGGGTGGTGTTCGTTAGTCCGGTGCCGTACGCGCACAAATCACTGAACGGGCAGGCTGATGGCTCGTGGCGGTACCCGGCAGAGTTTGAGTATTCGGTGCAAGCAGATCATGACTGGTTTTGGCGGAAGTGGTGGTTCCGTGACGAGGCGCACCGAGGTTGTTATTTGAATTGGTGGCCGAAGGCACTGCCTGAAGGTCAAGAACACATAACGAAATGGGGATCAGATGTCTAAGTTTGTTTACGCCGGAGGTACTTTTGATTTGCCGCATGCCGGGCACGTGAAGTTTCTGCAACAGTGCGCCGAGCTCGGCACTGTGATTGTTTCGCTCAACACTGACGAGTTCATTACGGAATACAAAGGCCGACCGCCAGTGATGACATATGACGAACGCGCGGCAGTGCTTGAGGAGTTCACGTCCGTGGCTGGTGTTGTGCCAAATGTTGGCGGCGCTGATTCTCGCGTGGCTATTGATGTGGTCAAGCCGGATTTTGTGGCCATCGGCTCGGACTGGGCCAGCAAAAACTATTACAAGCAGATGGGCTTGACTCAGGCGTGGCTAGATTTTCGCGAAATCTGGCTTGTTTATATCCCGTACACCCAAGGCGTTTCAACAACGGAGATTCGGGCACGGTTGGCTGGATAAGTTGTGCTAGGCGGTAGAATCTCACTATGGCAATAATGAATGGCTACTGCACGCTCGCGGAAGTAAAAGCGGCGCTTCGGATTTTACTCACCGACTCCGTCGACGACACCTTGCTCGAGCTCTCGGTAGAAGCCGCCAGTCGTGAAATTGATGGGTACTGCCAAAGAATTTTCTACTTGCGCACCGCACAGACTCGCGTCTTCACGCCGGAATCGTATTTTCTGTGCCAGATTGATGATTTGGTTACATTGACGACTTTGCAGACGGCACCAGACGGAGTCAATTTTGACACCACCTGGACAGTGGCAAACTACCAGCTTGAACCGCTCAACGGTGTTTCTGGTGGTTTTCAGGGGCAACCGTTTACCCGTATTCGTGCGGTTAATGACTACGTTTTCCCGGTGTACATGCTCAACGAGGCAACGGTGAAGGTGACGGGCACCTTTGGCTGGCCAGCGCTTCCAATTGACGTCAAGCAAGCGTGCATCCTTCTGGCAATGCGCCAATTCAAGCGTTACGACTCGCCATTGGGTGTGGCCGGGTTCGGTGACATGGGCGCGTTGCGGGTTGGCCGTACTGATCCGGACGTTGAAGCTCTGCTGAGCCCGTATAAGCGCGCGGTGGCTTCGTGAGCATCCAAACTATTAGGGACGGGTTGAAAACCCGCTTACAGACCATCACGGGGCTTCGCGCAGCCGATACGATCCCGGAGCAGATCACACCACCGATCGCGGTTGTGTCTATTGGCACGGTGGATTATTCGCAGTCGTTCGGCGGTTCCGGTCTGACCGCGTTTAACTTCGTAGTCACCGTTTTTGTTTCTCGGCCTTCAACGCGCACCGGGCAAAACCTGCTGGACGATTACATGGAGCCGACCGGCTCAACCTCAATTAAGGCTGCACTCGAGGCGGTGCCTGGACTATCGGGCGCAAGTCAAGATGTCTACGTTTCCGGGGTTTCAAACGTCGGCAATGTAACATTAGAGGACGGCGTCACATACTTGACCGCTGACTTTGCGGTTTTGGTTTACAACTAAGGAGACATACTATGGCCAAGTTTGTGGCTACCGATTACAACGTAACAATCAACGGGACTGACTTTTCTACGTCGATTGCCGCGCTGACTTTTGATATCAATGCTGATGAGCAGGAAACGACGTCGTTCGGGCGTACCTTCCGCACCCGTATTGGTGGACTCAAGGATGCATCCGTCACCCTGGATTTCCACCAAGACTTTGCGGCGGCCAGCGTCGACGCAACCTTGTTTCCACTGCTGGGTTCTTTCGCTACCGTGGTGGCTAAGCCAACCTCGGGCACCGTGACCGCGACTAACCCGTCTTACACTGGCGTCTTTCTTGTAACGGCGTACCAGCCCTATGCTTCAAGCGTTGGCGACCTGGCTACGTTGTCGGTGACTTGGCCGACTGCTGGCACTGCTGGAATCACGCGAGGCACTGTCTAAACATGGATCCGATCAACCTACAGATCAAATATTTAGACGGCACCATCAAAGATGTTTCTACGGGTGCGTCAGACCTGATCGCGTTCGAGTCACGCTTTGACATGTCTATTGTCAAGCTGAACTCGGATCTTCGACTCACACACCTTTTCTATTTGGGGTGGCATTGTGAATCAAGGACGGGCGCAACCATGGCCGACTTTGAGAAGTGGTGCGAGCTCGTGGCTGGTGTGGACTTGCCTGACCCAAAAGAATTAGAGGTCTAGGGGATTCGTCGGCGCACTGGTTTATTGCTGCGTTAGCGGTAGAAACGGGTATTGCACCGTCGGTACTGTTGGCAGAGTCGCCGCGGATGCTTTGGACAATGCAGAGGTACTTGGTGGCGCGTTCGCAGAAACAGGCCGGTAAAGGCTAGTTCCGGTAGACTTTCACCAATTAAGGAGTTTCTGATGGTGATTCGGCCTACTGTGCGTGCGGAGGGTGTGCGCGAGGTGCTGGCCGAACTTAAAAAGATTTCGCCTGATCTTGTGAAGCAGTTGCGTAAGGATTTGCGTGCAGGTGTCCAGCCGACGGTGAAAGCTGTTGTGGCTGCGTATCCGGTAGCGCCGCCGTTGTCCGGGATGGACAATCAAGGGCGCTTGCGTTGGGGACGAGTTCGAGGCTCAGTCTCAATAACGCCGGGACGTTCTCGCAAGTACCGTCAAACTTCAAGCCTTGTTGCTATCAAAACGATGGGTAACCCGGACGCGGGTGTACGCATGGCTGAGCTCGCGGGTTCACGCTCTAACGGATCAACACCGCAGGGCCAGAACATGATTGCGGTGCTGAATCGTCGCCAGCCGATGCGTGGTCGCGGCGGACGGTATGCGTTTGATGCGTTCCGCAAAAACCGTGACCAGGTGGTGCAGGTCGCTGACGAGATTATCCAGCGTTATGCTGCCATGGTTTCTAGGAGGTTGAAGTAATGGCAATTATTCTTCCGATTCTGTACAAGGACGACCCGAAAGGTCTACGCAAGGCCGAAAGGTCGTTGCAGAACTTTGCTAAAAATGTGGGTCGTGCGACTGCTGCGGGTTTTGCTGTTGCGGGACTTGCTGCGGGAAAGTTTGCGTTTGATTCGGTGAAAGCGTTTGCGGATGCTGAGGCGTCCCAGGCAAAGCTGGCGTTTGCGTTTGAAAAATTTCCGAAGCTTGCGGACACAAACATTGTGGCGTTGCAGAAACTTAACACGGTATTGGCTCAGAAGACGCGGTTTGACGATGACGCTATCGCGGTTGGGCAAGCAACACTTGCACAGTACAAGCTGACGGGTAAACAAGTTGCGCGGCTAACACCATTGGTGGCCGATTACGCGGCTAAGACTGGCCGATCGTTTGAGGACTCTGCGCAGATCATTGGTAAAGCAATGCTTGGGCAGGGTCGAGCGCTCAAAGATGTTGGCGTCAATTTTAAAGACACTGGAACTTTTGCCGGCAACTTTGAGCAGGTCGTGGGCAAGCTCGGAAAAGCTGTTGGTGGTTTTGCAGAAAAAGATGTGAAGACAGCTGCGGGCAAACTTGAAAACTTGAAAAACCGTTTTGGCGAGTTGCAAGAATCGATTGGTGCAGCACTGCTGCCTGACCTGATTGATCTGATGACATTTTTTGAGACGTCTGTTTTGCCAAAATTGCAAAAAGTGGGCGATTACGTCCGTGATGTCCTTGTGCCAGCGTTCAAAAAGTTTAAAGATTTTGTGGTTCAAAACAAAGACGTGATTGGGCCGTTGGCTGCCGTGTTTGCGGTTTTGGCTGGGGCCATCACACTTGTTATTGCGGCGTTTGCTGCTCCGATTGCAACGGCAATGATTGCTTCAGTTGTGTTTCTAGGCGTTCATATTGCGAACGCGATTGTTCTGTTTGATGTACTCAAAAAGAACGCCAAAAATGTTTTTGATTTTATTGGGTTGGCTTTCAAGTTGACTGCGATCAAGTTTCAGGAAACAATTTTGAACCTTATTGGCAAGCTTTCTGGCTTTCTACAAAGTACTGTCAATGCGGTCATCAATGTGGCTTTGAATCCGTTAATTGCGAAGCTGAACGAGATACTCGGTTTTCTTGGTGTAAAAAAACTCACTCTGCTTGCGACTGTAGATTTCACTAGCAATATCAAGAAAGCCCAGAATCAGCTGACCGCTGACCGCAATACTTTGACGGGGCAGGGCGGTGGGACACCTCCACGAGCAATGGCTAGCGGTGGCCTAGTGACTGGTCCGCAGCGAGTGCTCATTGGCGAGGCTGGCCCCGAGGTCGTTGCACCGTATGATCAGTTCATTAAAACGCTTGGGCTGTCGAGCAATGCTGGTAGTTCTGGTGGCTCCGTCTATAACGTGACCATCAACGCGGGTATGGGCACTGATGGTGTTTCAGTGGGACGTGAGATTGTGAAGGCAATCAAACGTTATGAGCGGGCGTCTGGCCCTGTGTTTGCGGGTGCCTAATGGCGATCCGGGTGGACTTCAATACGGGCACGAGTGCTATTCCGGTGTGGTCGGATATTACAAGTTACGTGCGGTCATTGTCGATCTCGCGCGGTAAAGATGAATTGCTGGATGGGTTTTCGGCAGGTTCGGTAAGTATTGAGTTAGACAATCGTGATCGACGTTTTGATCCGTTGTATGCGGCATCGCCATATAACGGCGACATTATTCC